AGCACAGTGTTTAGTGCATTTTCATTAATATAAGAATTAAACCCGCAGGTATCTTCTGATTTATCGTAACGAAAATAAATTCCAAAATTAGACGTTAGATTGTTAGACTTAACCGAATTTAACAGCATTTCTAGCATATTTTTATCAGCTACTGGATCATGCCCGTCAAAGATTGCAAGGATAGGGAATCTTTTTAATTGTGTCACTGAGTTGACTATTTCAGTTAATTCGACTTGATTCCGATCAATGAAAATCTTTTGATAGTTTCGTTGTGCGATTAACGATGGAAGTGTTTTTTCTGGTATTTGTTCGAAAACTTTATATCCATACTTTATTTTTTTATCATGCAATGCTAACAAATTGTTAACAGAAATTTCACCTACTCGATCTGTAATTATTTTTTTAAATTTTTCATCAGTTAAGGAAAAAACATCATACATGTTAGATTGAGTTTTTATAATATTTCGAATTTCGTGGTAAAAATTGAGTAAATTTTCATCAATAGTAAAGTGATCTCGACGAAATTCAGATAGCACCACTAAAATATTTTTTTCTGTAAGTGCTAGGTAGAATTCTCTCTGATTACAGACCGAAATTGATCCTTGAATTTGTTCCGACATACTAGATAATTTAGATCGTAGTCTTTTATCGTATGTAAATTCGACTTTTATTCGTGGGTCGCCTGATCGATCTATGCTAATTTTTCGAATTCTTTCAATAATTCGAAATTTAGTTGACCAGACATTCAAATTAATAATGTCGGCTGCTACATTATTAACTGAACTTACAAAATCCAAGTTTTCGTTGAATATTTTTACCAGCAAATTGGCTTGATTTTCAGTTAAAAACTTACCTTGCAATAGTTGTTTAGATAAACTTAATAAGATACGCCTATCTTTAATAGGAACGTTATCGCACGGCGATGAAAGTTGACGAGCAACTTCGAGTAATAGTTGATCTACAGTGGTAGTAACGCTCATAATGACGCATCTTCCATTCCTGCAACTCTAAGTTTAATAATATTGCTTAGTTGCCATTGTTTAATATCAAGGGCCTTAGTAATACCAAGCCATTTATTGCGAAGCAAAGCAAATTCGTTGATAATTTTTTCCATATCAACTACATCTGCTTCGCCTTCGACAAATTTTTCACAATCTCGACTACTAAGGGCTCGTTGGTAAGTTTCTAAATACTTTCTAAACATCGAACTTTTCAATCTGCGTAATTCAATGTTTAGATATTCTAATATTGCTTCAATTTCTTGTAATTGTGCAAATCGCATTTCCACAATACCTGGCATACTAGCTGATGCCTTTTCTATATTACCAGATATTCGACTATCGTTCCTTGCGTCTTGCAGTTCTAATTCGAAATATGCAATAGCGTCCGGAATATTAGAAATATCTTTAGAAACTTTTATATACCAGCTCATTCGTCGTCTTCGTTATAATCCCAATTATCTTCTTCTTCGAAACTTTCTTCACTATCTTGGTCAAGATAATATTCAATAGCTTCGTCTAAGACATCATCAAAGCCGATTGCTGATTGTAATGTCTTATCGCCAACACCGTGATCGGCTAACAAATCGACATAACGTTCAGCTAGTGCTTCGTGCGTCTTTTTATCACTGTATTCCTTAAACAACATCCAGATATCAGCAATTTGGTTTTCATTCATGATTTAACAGTTCTCCAGTTTCTTGGTCGATGTTAGATTTTACAACAGAATTACTAGCAAAGTCAACCATTACCTTATCAAGGCAACTGTTTTCATTGCGTTCCCATTCTTTTCTGTACATTTTAATTTCTTCCGACCCTGCATATTTAAGTCTATTGCCGTCTTTTTGTAAGAAACCTTTTTCTTCGAATAAATCAACCAATCCACTGTAAGGATTCATGCCAGTCTCATAAGGGATCTTTACTTGTACGCTTTCGAATGGCTTCGCATAGCGTGTTTTCATAACCTTACAAGCGGCACGAATACCTCGAACATCGGAAATCTTATTGCCATCTTCATCTTCTTTCAACTTCAATTTGCGCATAGCAACAACGATCGAACTTGCATAGATAAAGCCTTGTCCTCCCGAGATTTTATCATCCGGATCAAACATATCTTGGCTAGCGTATGTGTGATTAGTACAAACCAACCCAACATTGTACGAACCGAACATGTTTACACAATTACGAACAAGTGCTGTCAATGCTTTAGGCTTACGGCCCATGTCGCCTTTCAAGTCGCCTGCTTCAAACTGGTTAACATCCGTCGGCGTTAGTAACATACCTAATGAATCTAGTACAAACAATACCTTAGGACGATCCTCCATTGCCTTATACTCTTTCATAAACTCGGTAATAGTCTTAGCAACATCATCAATCATTGCCATGTTAAGTTTAAGAAGTTTTTCTTCGCTTGTGTCTACGCCCAGTGCGTGTAACCATGCTTGGTCAAGAGCATTTTCTGAGTCAACGAGAACAACGTAAATGCCCTGTTCTTGTGCTGCCTTAATAATGTTACCTGAACAAATATAACTCTTACCTGCACCAGACTCGCCTGCGAATACAGTGACTTTACCCAAAGGAATACCTTTGTGGAAATCGCTGGAAATAAGATAATTCAACGCATAGTTGCCTGTTGAGACCCAGTCAGTTGGATCATTGAATCCAACACCTAACCCTTCGATGCTTTTAGTTAGGGTTTTTCTAAATTTACTTAAATCAAATGCTTTATTTGCCATATTAACTATCCAATTCTAGTGTATTCCACTCTTTAATTACTGCAAGCATTTCTTCTTCAGTATTACAAAGGGTTTTAGTGTTCGCCCAATCACCTTTTTTATTTCGACCACCGACTTCTACCATCCAGCCGTTGTCATATCGATTAATCGTGATTGACTCATTAACTTTCGAAAGTTTTCCTATTAGTTTTGCCATAATGTTTCTCCTAAATGACAAGAGAGCTTGGGTATGCGAAATACCCAGCCCTCAATTTTTATTATTTGTTACGATTACGAATCATAGCAAGAATATCTTCTGCTCGGCCGCCGTTTGCGGACTTGCTTTCTTCTTGCTTCGGAGCAGGTGCAGGTTCGTCATCGAAATCGTCATTACTACTTGCAACAGTAGGCTTAGATGTTTTAGCAACAGGATCACCTGTAGCTTGACTCATGCCTGCTGGCTTGAAATATTGACCCCAGCGTTCCATGTCAAATGGTTCGCCGTCGACGGATGCTTCGAACATTTCCTTAATAACACGAAGTTCGACATCGCCTGGCTTCTTAGGAAGGAAGTCTTTTAGATTATAAAGACCGTTGGTCTTTAATGCGTCTTGTTCGACATCGCTCAATGGGCGCTCACGACGGCTCCACTTAGAAGTAGAGTAGTCTGCGTAACCGCCTTTAGAAGTTTTAATGAGTTTAAAATCAACTCCGTGGATAATATCAGTTGGCAAGTTATCCATTTCTGGATCAAGCAATGCACCACGAATTAGTTGGAAAATTTGTGGACCGATAATAAATCTACGAATAGGATTTTCGGGTTTTTGATCTTCTTTAAGACCATCTTCTGATACAAAACCTTGGAAAATATATGAACGCTTTTTCCAATACTTACGACCCATATCTTCAAGTGCAGGGTCTTTAAACCAACCACGAACTTCTGAAAGAATTGGACATGTGCCGCCATACATTTCCATACACGGAACTTGAACCTGTACTTGTTTAGCGTCTGTTTCACCCTTAATGCCGGCAAACGGCAATTTGATCATAGCACGTTCAACCCAGAAAAATGTGTTGTCGGTGTCGCCATCGGGTAAAAATCGGACAACTGATTCTTGTCCTTCTTTAAGATTCCAGAAGGGATAAATCGAATTATCTCCACCTGAACGTTGTGAGTTGTCGGAACCACGTGATTCCTGTTCTTTAAGTTTTGCGCGAATTTCAGCTAATGATGCCATAATGTTTCTCCTATTGTTAGCCTTTTGTTTTGCCTTTGTTTGTTTCAACCTCTGAAACAAAAAACGCATACGTTGTATTGTATGCGTTTTTATTTATCTTTGCAAGAGCCTTTACGCTCTAAATATGATTTATTATTGTTTTTTGGTGGTCATGCCTGCAAGACGCCTTAATTGGATTGTTTCGGTTAACCCTTGTAATTTTCCAATTACTTTTTCTGCCATAGGTCGAACTTTGTCACCAAATTTCTTCTCACAGGCAATTAACACACCTTCTTCGCCTTTTGGAAATCCACCAGTGGTATAATCGAACATCGACTTAATGTATTCAATTAATTCATCTGACGATTCTCTAAAAAAATCTGATTCATTAAGCCCAACTTTTTTAATTGCTTCGCCTAATGTCATTGATCCAAATCCAAAATTTACAATTGTTTCAGAAGTTGCGCCTGCTTTCTTTGCTTTTTCAATTGCCTGCCTTAAACCTTTTTTAGCTAAGTGGCGAGCTTTATGCTTTACAGTGTTTCCGAATTCGTCTTTATCATCGCCAGACTTTTTGTAAGGACCGTCAAATGGTGGGGTTTCTTTTTCTTCTGCAACTGGTGCTGGTTCTGCAACTGGTGCTGGTTCTGCAACTGGTGCTGGTTC